CTGTCGTATCTGTATGCAGCCTGATTTCTGCGATTGTCTTTGCTCTACTTGCACAAACGCAAGAAAGAAAGTCCGTTCTTGTGATTATTGCCACAAAGAGTTAGCAGAAAGATGTCTTTGCGAAGAATGTAAAGACCTGCCGACGTTTTGCTCGGAGCTTTGTGCAACAAATTTCATCTTAAACGTAGAGATGAAAGAGCCAAATTGAAAAGATTGGGGAAGGATTAATTCCTTTCCTTTTGTTCTTTCTTAAAGAGAGAATAAAAGAAAGGGAATTGGCCCTGTTTCTAGTATAAGGAGTGCTAGTATGACAACGTTCCAGGTAATTCAAGAGTCTGTTATGACAATGCTAGAAGATAAGAATTGTCCTGAAGTAACAAAGGACATTCTTATCAAGATGGTTGCCGATGAGCAATCTTTGATTGACGTTTCAAAAGCGTTAATCATGCTTACTCTTATTTGCCCTGCCTATACTGATTTTATGGGTAAGGTAAACAAGACCGTTCTTTTGGCAGTTCTTAAACAGAAGAGAGAGGAAAGGTAATATGAAGGTAATTGCAGTTCTCGTAAAAGCAGAAGAGCTAGAAGAAACAATCCAAATCCATAAGGATAATGGAGCCAGGATTCTTGCTCTTTCTCCCTCTAAGATTACTCGTGGAGTAGTTAAAGAGTACGTTCTGGCAACCGGAAAGTAGTTTTGGCAGTAGTAAGAGAAAGGAGTAACGGTGAATAACTTTGACGGTAACAGAATCACATTTAAGCCTAGAGTAGAAGCTTTGTTAGAACTCGAAGCTGATTATGATGATTTTGTGTTTTCCTGCCGCCATAAAGATATTCTCCGTTGCTCTATCTCTCGTCATTTTCGTTCTTGCTATGCTCCCGATGGCATTAACAAACATATTCCTTTCCATTTCTGCAACAGAAGAGAGTTTGCCATAATTGGAAAGAAAGATAAGTCTGGTGATTTCCTTTGGAGAGCATTGGTAAGATATATCTCTTGGGATGTAGTTCCAACTCTAGAGATATACAAGTTTTACGGTAACTTTCCCTCTAGTAGTAACTCTTTCTATTGGGAAGAGGAGCAAAAGATTAAGGCAGTCATTAAACAGAAGTTACAGTCTAGCAAACTTAACATTATGTTTCTTGATTGGGATGCGTGGATTTAACTGGTGAGTAACGATGGTAAAACTATAATCAAATTTATGACTATAGAAACTATAAGTATCCACTCCGGCTAATAACCGGACACAAAAGCAGGCCGTTCGCTTCTTATAGGTCTCTTTTAATTACACTGGAACATGCCATAGTTTGCGGATTATGGGAAGTGTAAGGATTAGAGTTAGCGGACCACTTGATATTGTGTATAAAAATATTATCTCCCAAAACCTATGAGCAGGTTAGGGTTCTCCTTGAGAAAGAGATGTAATCCCTAACCTGTTTCCAAAAAAGACAAAAGAGAAAAGAGGAAAAGAAAATGGCAGAATTCAAAACGCTTAGTCTTTCGCAGGCCGCTCAGTTCGATTGGGATAATGGATTGAGAAGTAAGGAAACGGGATGGGGCAAGATTTCGAGAGAAAGGAGAGAAAGGGGAATCTCTAGGAAAGAAGTAAGGAAAAGAAAGAAGGCAGAAGAACAGAACTAATTGCTTCTTTCACTTCGGGATAACTTAAAGCTGATTATCCCTAGCAGGGCAACGTTTGGCAGTATCGTATAACTGCCTTTTCTAAATGAATGAACTATTAGCAAACGGTATTTGTAAATTCTGCTTAACTGAAACAGAATTTCCATATGTTTTTTGCTCTTTTGAATGTGCTAAGTTTTCTGGTAGATTGGAGAATCGAATGGGACAATACGACATTGACAAAGACCTATACGTTAAATGGTTTGAAGAAAAATCTCTAGCTATTGAAGCAATGGATAGAGAAGCGATAGAAGCTAGGATAGTAGAAATATCAAAGATTGAGTTTTTTGCTCGTCGTGAATGGGCAATGGTGCATGATAGACTATACAAGCTTGTTGGCCGGAAAGGAATTGCACCATATCTTAAATCAGACCGTGACTCTCTGATAACGGACCCCAATGTTAAAGTTAATTGGGAAACGGAGCCAAGAGAGAAGAAAGCTCCTAAGCCTAAGAGAGATGATGTTAAGGAGCTTCTTGGCTTTGACATTAACGAAATGACAAGGGGCTTAAAGAAGAAAGATAAGTCAGAGAAAGTAGAGAAAGAAAAGCCTCTAACAGATATTGAAATTCTTACGAGAACTCCGGTTGCTGCTCCAGAAAAGCCAAAGGTAACGGAAGAAGAACTAAAAGCTAAAGCTGATAGAATGAAAGAGATGATGGCAAGGATTAAGGCAGCTAAAGAGGCAAAGTAATATGACATTCAAAGAGTTAAGACGAAAGATACAAGAAAGACCGGATAAAGCTCTAGTAATACGATGGAGAAAATCCGGCATTGTCGAAATTGCTACCTTAACTCCATCCGGTGCAATTAACATAACCAACGCTATCTCCAAAAAGACTTTTAAGATGAGTCTGAAATATCAGAACGTTGATATTGAGATAGTCCCTGCCATTGGTTATGTAACTCTTGGCGAACTCCTACCAAAAAGCATGAGGTAATATATGGAAAACGAAGAGTTTAGAGAGCTAACCAAAGTCAATCAAATGACATTAATCAGTTTCATCTATGCTGTTATGCAAACAGTAAAGAAAATAGAAGAAGCTGGTATGTTTGACTCCAATGCTTCTTTAATAGAGAAGATTGACGAAGTTGTAACTAATGTCCTGAAAGAGTATAGGGTTCATTAATATGACATTCAAAGAGTTACAGCACGAAGCAAGAACGTATCTCCAGTTACTATCTTTAAGGGGAGCCGGTGTTTGTGATAAGTTTAGTGCAAAGCCGGATATGAATGGGTATTGTGCTAACTGTGAATACTCTCATGTTTCCCATGTCTATAAGCAGATTGTGTTTGTGGAGAAATAGAAATGATTAACGAGTGTATTAAGCGACTCCGTAAAGCAGCCGACGCATTAGATGAACTGTTAGATGTTATGCCGGCTCATAATGGAAAAGCCAAACGTTCTATTAGCAGAACAATAGATAAAAACCTTTCTCTAGCTGGAGCAGTAAAGAAGTATGGAGAGAAAGAGATTTTGGATTCCTTTACACAGGGTTATAATGACCTGGAGCTTAGGCGTCAAAAGAATTTGAGAAAGGTTAATCCAGAACAAGAAGAAGGCCGTTTCCATAGAATCATTCATGAGATTCCTAAGAAGAAAAAGAAACACTGGACACAAACACCAGCCGGTAGGAATAAGATGTCTCTAGCTCAAAAGAAAATGTGGGCCAACAAGAAAAGAAAGAAGGCCGTTCTTAATCCTCCCTATAAAGACCTGATAACAGACGTTATTGGTCAAAAGAAGAAGTAATATGGCTCTATTCCACAGAAAGGCACAGGTAAAACAAAAGATGCCGACTCTACTAGAAAAAGCAAAAGGAACTAACACCAGAAAGTCTAACCGTACTTTCTCTCAACAAGAGATAGAATTGGTTGAGGCTTGGCTTAACAGTGAAATTAGTCTTGGGCAATTCATAAGTGTTAAAGGAAAGAATCCTTACACTTTCATTGCTCTTGCTGCTAGAACAATTTGGACAAAGAGGAAGAAAGGCTAATATGGCAAAATACAAAGTAATGAGAAGGCAGAAACCAATTCCAGGCGGAAGAGAAGCATTGCCAGCTTGTGTATTGAAAGAGATAAGAAGAGCGGTAGAGAAAGAAGCAATGCGACACGGAGTATCAAAATCCTTTGTTATTGCAGTAGCTTTAGCAAAGGCATTTGGTATTAAAGACCAAGAGGAATTGTAATAGCAAACAAATAGGTTTGTCAACCGTTTATTAAGTGTCACCTAAAGTGGACAGTTGACAATCCTATTCGTTTCTGCTAATATAAAAGTCCAAGCCGGAATTAACAGGAGAGAAACATGGCACAAAAGCTTTTATGTAATATCTGCATAACTCCACAAAAGATACTAAAAGAAATAGGTAACTTTCGCCGGCTAGAATGCGGCCATTTAGTTACCTTTAACAAAGAGAATCTAATTACAGAAGAAGAGGTTAAAGAGGCTATTGAGATAGTTCAGAAAGTTTTAGAAAACGCTGAAGAATATCTCAAGCTATTCAAGAATAAGAAGAGAGGTTACACTCCTTACGATTATCAAATTAAAGGAATCCAGTTTGCCATTGATTCTGGATTTCGTTGTTTAATTGCTGATGAGCAGGGAGTAGGAAAAACTGTCCAAGCTCTCGGTATAATGTATTACGCAATGAAGTATTGCGAAGATACATTTTTCCCCTGCCTTATCGTAGCAAAATCCTCCCTTAAAATTCAATGGATGGTCAATCTTCTTGATTGGTGTGGAATGGATTATATTCCCCAAATCATAGAAGATGGTAAAAATCCTCCCATTCCAGGTTTTAACGTTTACATTGCCTCTTACGATATTTTCCGTAGGTTCTCTACTGAAGAAGATATTGTAATTAAAACAAAGTGGGGCCATGAAGTTGAAACCAAACAAACTAAAAACCCGTTTTATGATTTTGGATTTAAGACTATTATTGCCGATGAAGTCCAGGCAGTAAAAGGAGAATCCAAAAGGACAAACGAGTTTAAGAAGATTTGTGAAGGTAAACAAGTCATTGCTCTTTCTGGAACTCCAATCAAGAATAACGCTGACGAATACTACACCATCCTACACATATTAAGACCTGATTTGTTTAGGACTAGGAAAGGTTATCGTGACCAATGGGTAAGGTTAGAGAACGTAAACGGTTATGATAAATACACTGGTATTAAGTATCCTGAAGCATTCAAAGAATATACTAAAGACTTTATCCTTCGTAGAACTAGAGAAGATGTAGCAGAAGAGATTGGTCTTAAAGTAACCGGAGCTAACAGAATATTCTACCACGTTGACTTTGAATCTGAGAAACTTAAAGCCGCCTATCAAGCAGCGGAAAATGAGTTTATCAGAGAGATGGAAAAAGCCGGAAAGAAGAATCCAATAGAGATTATTGGTATGCTTTCTGTTATGCGCCATCTTGTAGGAATTAATAAGATTCTTCCAACGGTAGAATTAGCAGAAGAGTTTGCGTTAGAATCACCAGGACAAAAGCTAATTATCTTTGCACATCACCAGGATGTTATGCAAGGAATATGGGCAAAGTTAGGTGAAGTTTGTAAAGATGGCGGAATGCCATTACCTCTATCATTCCATTCCGGTTTGAATATGAACCAACGGTATGATATGGTTAGTGACTTCTTAAAGCCAGAGTCAAGTCCATTTCTAATTGCTTCTACTTTAGCAATGGGAGAAGGAGTTGATAGGTTACAGGAAGTTTGCAATAACTGTATCATAGCGGAAAGACAATGGAATCCTGCCAACGAAGAACAAGCAGAAGCAAGATTAGTTAGGATAGGACAAATCAAAGGGTTTGTTAATGCTACCTATCCAATCGCTACCGATACCATTGACGAATACTTTACAGAAATTGTAGAAGTAAAGAGACGGTCAATGAAAGAAACATTAGATGGAGTTTCTACACAATGGGATGAGAACTCTCTAATCATGGCTCTATATGAAGCTATCAGTAAGAAAGGCAGAAAGAAAATCAAGAGAGGATTCTAATGACACCAGAAGAGGTAGAGAAGTTTAGAGTAACAGTAAGAAGAAGCTGGCTTAGCTATACTACTCCACAGCTATACAAAGTAATAGAGCTAAACGAGAGACTTCTGGAGCAGATTAAGATTCGTAACCAAGTTTTAAGGGAGATTATTGATGAACGAAAATCAGACTTCAAGAGTAAACAGTTCTCTGATAGAAATAATTAAGCTCTATCAGCAGATAGTAGATGAAGTATCCACTCTTAATACTACATTGATTAAAGAAACAAAAACGTGTAGTAAAGAGACTTTGGCTTCTATTGAGGATTCTCACTTTAACTATAAGCTGAAACTTAGGAAAGTCCAAAGGCTTATTGAGTCTGTTAAAGATGATTTGAAAGAACATAAAATCACTCTTGACGTAACAATCCACTAATGGAAACTCTAGCCGGCTATCTGTTTGTTGCTTTAGTAATAGTAGTTCTTGCTTTCTTAGTAGGAACAGGAGATAACAAGTGAGATTCAAAGTCACCCGGTTGACAGAGAATAATGGAGTAATAGAGTTTACTATTACTACAAACAAAACGGCTCATTCTATTCTCTCAGATAATCCACAAATGGAAGAGGAAATTAGAGATGCTATCCATTTGATTATCACTAAATACAAAAGAGGTATTTATGAAAAGACTGACCAGCCGGGTAATTGAAATAGACATTCACCAATCTAAAAAGAATCCTAAGATTGGTCATGCTGTAGCTTTACTCTTCCCTTGCAATCACCATAAATATCTTGGTATTACTTTGTTTAAGGGAGAAAGGAATCCATATAAGGTACAGAATTGTCGTGTAATTAAATTCGAGGATTTTGAAGTAATGGATAAAGAAGTGTGTAAACTTTGTCCTAGTGACGATATTTGGTTAGATGATATTCCACATATTGACTATAAGGCTATCGTTGACGTGCTAGAATCTCTAGATGACATATAGGAGTGTCACCTAAACAGGACACTTGACTTCTTTAGTGAAAACGTGTAAATTGTAACAAGCGAGCCGGGAATGGTTTTCGGCTCCCCGTCAGAGGTGGATAGATTATGGCTGTCGAGCTTATCAAGTACGTTCGGAATACACGCGGCGCTAATTCTCGCCCGATTGAGTTTATGGCAATCGGAAAGTACGTGGAAAAGACAGTTAATCGGCGTGACGAAAAAGATGAGCAGGGAAACGTCGTAAAAGAAGGAGCGCCGGAAGTAGTTTTGGATTTCGTTTCCAATGGCGTAGTTACTAATATCGAAGATGCTCTCGCTCTCGTTAATGGAGATGAGCAGGTTCTTTTCGATTGTTTCGCTGATGGATTTAACGAACGTCAGTACGCAAACGAAGTTGAAAAGGATGAACTCGATGAGTTTATCGTTTCAATGGGATTGGACGATGAGCAGAAGAAAGTGTTTAAGCGTACTGCTCGGAATCTCATGAATAACTACGGCTATGATGCTCTTGAAGCAGCCGGCGAAGTTAAGTCATTCATGGAAAAGGCAAAGGCAAAGGCCGAGAAGATTGCAGCAGAAAAGGCCGCTGCTAATTCCGTTCCTGCCTAAGTAAAGAGACGGAAAAAGATTGAGCCGGGGGACTAATAATCCTCCGGCTTTTTCCTTTTGTGGATTAAACTGGAGAGAAACAATGAAACTGAAAACAGTAACTTTGCTAGTATCTACAGCTAAGGATAAGATAGAGTTTCGTACATTCAAGAATATTTCTGAGATTCAAAAAGTAGGGAGTAACTCTTTCTCTCTTAGCGGTCTGTTTCCTAAAGCTTCTAGCATTGGATATAACCTCTTTACTAAGAAACTGCTAACTCCAATCTACGAAATGCAGACTCATATCTTTAGGAATGTTATCGAGATTAGTTTAGCGTAGATTGGAAAAGGAGCCGGTAGACTAACAATCTGCTGGCTCTTTCTCCATTCTTATTATCTATTCCCTCTTTAACAATGGTATGAAAATTGCATATATCCCGCGGTAGTGGCTTGGTTTTCCGCTCGTTAATACAGGCTGAAACCTAGCTCTAGAATCGTTTTCTAGGTACCCAGAAGGCTATATAGGGCGCTCTCAGACTTTCCTAGTCCCTTAGCATGGTCTAGCCTTATCTCCTCTCCTACGCAATCCTAGAGCCATCCCGCCTATGTCAAAAATTTGACACCTACCCAACAATTAATTAAATAGAAAAGAAAAAAGGAGATTAATTGACAAAGTAAGAAGTAATTAAATGAAAACGCTTGACACGGGGATTCGTTTCATGGTATAATCCTCTAGGGGAATAATTAACCATGATTAGAAAAAGCGGAAATAAATTCCTTCCCATTAAAGGCGATTAAGAAAAAGAAACTAATATGGCAGAGAAAAGAATCCTGGCATTAGACTCACAAATCTTAGATGCAATTCAGAAATGTGGGTTCTATACTTTCCTAAACTTCATTAAGAACTATAGACCTAATGAAATCATAGCTCCAATGGAACGTGGAGATTTAGGTCATACTCTTCTTGAGATTTACTACAAGCTATTACAAAGAGGAGTTTCTTGGGACGATGCCGTTAAACAGTCTGCGGAGAATGGTAGAGAACATTACCAGAAACTCCACATTGATTTACAAACGGCAGAATGGATTATCAAGAACTTCTTTGATTACACGGAGTATTATAAGTACGATGGCATTAAGATACTTGGTGTAGAAGAATCCTTTTCAATGGTCATTTATGAGGACGATGATTTAATCGTTCTTTATGAAGGCAAGATTGATTTACATGCAGAGTTTCCCGTATTAGGTGAATCAGTTTATGACCACAAATGGAGACAAGCAAGAGCGGACTATATTGGTTTGGATAATCAACTCCTTGGTTATAGCGTTTATTCTAACTCTAATCTGGTTTACATCAATGAGGTAGGATTACAGAAGTCTTATCCGCCAGAGAAGAGATTTAGAAGAGTACCTATTCCTATTGGAGAAGGAGTAAAGGACCGATGGATTAAGAATACTATTATGTGGGCAAAGATTCTGGATTACAATATTCAGAATAATATCTGGCCTCAATCTCATTTGAAAACTCCACCTTTAGGCATTAGCCAGTGTGTTAAGTGTCAGTATAACAAGATTTGTAATTCGGAGAACGATGAAATTATGCTCCGAAAGATTCAAGATGAGTTTCACATTGGGCCGGCTTGGAGTGTTGGTAATAAACTAGAAGAAGTATCAGAGAACGGAGAGTAAGTTGACTAAGCACTATCATAAATATAGATTAAAGAACCTATCAAGGGATAAAACAAAACCTCCCTACTATGTCTACGTGTGCATTAAACAGGATTGCTCTCACCATATCAGAATCGAACTAATAGACGGTAAGATTTCTGAGTGCAATCGTTGTGATAGACCGTTTCAAATGTCATACCGCAAACTGAAAGGAACTAATAAGAAAGTAATGGAGCGGCCTCATTGTGACGATTGTACAAAGAGCCGTGTTACAGTTAAGGCAGTTAAGAAGGAAAAGATTAAGAGTGCTCTTGATGATTTAAGCGAGTTAATGGAGAACATGTATCCAAAGGATATATAATGTCTAAAGTAGAAGATGGAACTAAGATTCTGAATAGTGTAGAGCAGCTTGAGAAAGAACTAACAAATGCTGCCGAAACATTACTGCCCTTAATGAATGCTTATCTAAAAGATGTCCGTAATGTTAGGATGTCTTTTGCTACAGAGACTCAACATATCATTTCTCATATTAGCCAGTTTAGGCAATTAACTGATTTAACTAAACCTCTTGGAGAGTTAGTAGTCGTTATTAGTCAACTAAGTAAACTAATGACGCCTGAAATGATAGTGCTACTTAAAAAAGTATCTGAGATAGAAAAATGACAATAGGAATAGTAGGCTCAGAAGCAGCTAAGTTTACTATTGATAATCAGATAGCTGCCAAACTCACTATAAGAAATCTTATTGTTGGTTACAGTAAAGTAGTATCAGGCGGTTGCCATTTAGGGGGAATTGATATATGGGCTATTGAAGAAGCTAAGTTAGCAGGTAAATATACAGAAGAGTATCTACCAAAGACTAGAAACTGGGAAGGATATAAAGCCAGAAACATTCTGATAGCAATGAATTCTGATGTAGTAATTTGTATTACAGTAGAGAAACTTCCACCCGGCTATAAAGAAAGAGGATTCGAGAAGTTTTGTTATCACTGTAAAACGGATGAACATATAAAGTCAGGAGGTTGTTGGACTGTTAAGTTTGCTAGAGGAATAGGTAAATTAGCACATACTATTGTTCTAAAAGAGCCAAAGGAGTTTATATGAGACTGTTAGAGTTAAACAAAGTAGAGATGATTATTCAGAGTTGCAACAGACTAAGTAATGATATAGCAAATCAAGGAGCCGTGTTAGTAAACGAGGATAGAGAAAGATTGAAGTACAAAGTAACATTGATAGTAAACCAACTAGAAGCTTTGATAAAGGAATCTCATGAATCAGACCATAGAAGCTCTAGGCAAAGAGAAAAGGATGGTAGTAAGAGTAAAGAGATACAACAAGAACAGAGAAGTAGTAGGAGTAGATAAATATACTGTATCTAAAGTAAGACTTCAGCCGGCTGGCCTAATAGAGTTATCAGGACAGTTTGTAGAAGGTGGAACAAAGTATATTAGGTTCTATCCAACCGATTTGTTAGATGTCTTTATAGAGGAAGAGTAAACAATGGCAACCAATCTAAACAGTGCTAAATATGAATCGTATTTTCGTGCTCTATTAGTAGGTGGAACAGGAAGAGGAAAAACTATTGCAGCAGCATCATGGCCCGGTAAAACTTTAATATTGGATTTTGATGGTAGACATAAGCCTATCATTGACTGGTATCCAGAAAGAGTTGCAGCAGGGGATTTTGTAGTAGAAGAAATTAACCCCAATAACTTCTGGACCGTTTTCAAACCGCTAATTGCAAGTCTCGCTCAATACAATCCCTACCAGAATATCATTCTCGATGGAGTAACATCTCTTTCTACTTGCACTGTAGTAATGCAGATGCTAGTTAAGGGTTCTTTCCAGCATTTTGACCCTACTAAAAAAGTAGATAGTGCAAAGATTACTTCAGGCGGAATCATGGTTCCTACTTGGGACGAATTTAATGGTGAAGCAATGGTAATTTCTACGTTGCTGGAATCATTACGTTCTCTCAAATGTAACTTGTTTCTTACTGCCCACCCGGTTCAAAGAACGTTGATTGGCAGTAATAACAAGGCAACCAAATACACTTCAATTACAACTTTTGGTCCTAAGATTGAGTCAATTATCCCTACTTACTTTGACGAAGTTTGGTACTTCGATTACAGAGTAGATAGTGATAACTCTGGCAGGTCAGTTATTAAGCGAACCTGCTATCCAAGACCGTCTGAGGATTACTTTGAAGCTAAGACAGCTTTGAAGAATATTCCAAAGGACATTGATTATACAGACAAAGGTTTGTATGATTGTGTTAAGGAGTATTTAAGCGAGAAGGTTCCTGGGCAAGTAATTAGTATGCCTAGCAAAAGTTAAGTAACAAAGAAGTTATCTCTAGTCACGCAATTCCGCGGGCAGGGATAATGTAAGGTGCCAATTACAAAAGGCACAGAGGTGAACAAAATGTCAAATGGCGAAGATTCTATTGTTTGGTCTATCTCAGCAGAGGATATTTCTAAGTCAGCATTGGTTTCAGCACCATCGTGGTTGCCGACTGAAATCATTGACTTTACCTTAGAGGATACCAAAACTGGAGACTCTAAGAACGTCCATCTTACCTTCAAGGTTTTTGCTGGAGAGTATAAGGGGCTTGAAAATCCCTTTATCTACTTCAATGAGAAGCTGCCGGTAATGATGAACTCGCTTCTTAAAGCTTGTGGTTTTCCACAGAATCCAGACGGTTCTTTTAGCGTTCGTTTGTCTAAGGGAACTATGGTAGGAAAGAAGTTTCTTGCCCATTGGATTCGTGGTACCTACAATAACAGGCCAGTGAATCAGATTGATGATTACGCTAGCTTGCCAACCGCTGAGTAAGTAGTAAGATTGGTTCTTTCTAGTTCTCCAATTAAAAGAACTAGGCTTTTTCATGTATAACAAGGAGTAAAAATGCCAATGGATAGCGGAATGATAGATGAAGTATTCAAATACCACGCGCCTACAGAAGAACAAGTAGGTAAGATGAAAGAGATTAGGGACAGAGCACACGATTTAGCTCACTGTATTCTAGCTCATTGTCCTAACAGTGCAGACAAGACTACTGCTATCAGAAAGATTAGAGAAGCAGTAATGACAGCCAATGCTTCTATTGTTTTGAATGGCCTTGTATGAGTGAACAGGAAGAGAAAGATAAACACAAGGCAAAACTCCAACATTGGTTTGATTCCATAGAAAAGGATGGTGTTAATCTTACTGCTTGGGAAGAGGATTTTGTTGCCTCTCTAAAGAAACAGTTTCTAAGGAGCGGAACATTAAGCGACAAACAAGAGGACATTTTAGAAAGGATTTATTCAGAGAGAACTGAGTAGTTAAACCTCATGGGACTATGGCGGAATTGGCAGACGCACAAAAAATTATGATACCGTATCAAGGCGGAAAAGTTTATGGTCCGTATTCTAGGAAGGCTGATAATAGACAACATGTTATTATCTTGTTTCCTGGTGGATTACGACTAACAGTTTCTTATCCTAAATACATCGTTGAAATAAACGAAGAAAGGTATTTAGATAAGGATGAGGAAGTTCACCACAAAGACGGGGATGAAACTAACAATGACTATGACAATCTTGAGGTACTACAAAAAGATACGCATAAACATTTAGATAGAAACACACCACAGTATTTAGAAATGATATGTGCATACTGTGGCAATCCATTCATCATGGATAAGTTATCAATTTACAGAAGGAGAGCAGCAGTTAAGTCTGGCAAAGTTAAGTCTGGTCCATTCTGTAGTAGAGAGTGCAACGGAAAAGCTAACAATTAAAAGGATATGCGGGTATGGTGGAATTGGCAGACACAGCGGTCTTAAGAACCGCTTCCGTAAGGAGTATAGGTTCGAGTCCTATTACCCGCACCACTCGAAAGAGAGTAAGGGTTCGATTCCCTTTAGTCCCACTTCAAAAGGAGAAAGACAATGCCACTAATAGTAGTAGTTTTGACTCTAGTAGTTATCGGCGTTCTCCTGGCTTTGGTAAATAGATATGGCCCACCTTATATAGCAGCCTCCTATATCAAACTAATTAATATTGTAGCCATCATTGCAACAATCATTTGGCTAATGAAAGTCTTTGGCATTTGGGAATATCTCACTAAGATTACGGTATGAACTCAGAGTTAGCTAGATTAGTAGATGAAGCCAAAGCAACAAATGATTGGACCAAAGAAATAGATAGGACAATGAAGGTATATGACGAACTTATAAAACAAAAACAATCACACTCTGTAAGGAATCTGGCCAAGATATTAGGCAGAAACAAAACCTGGGTAGGAGATACATTAACTATCCATAGGTGGTTATCTGTATGGCCAGAATTAGCTTTTTTAGATAACCGTTTTGCAGCTTTACAGGAAATCAACAAGAGAAAGAAGTTAAAGAGGTTTATTGAATCATGAAAATATCAGTGATTACCAGCCGGTTTGAGATTACTCGTAAACAGTTAGACGGTTTCCGTAACCTGCTACCAATATTTAACAAGGAAACTCATAGCTTTATCTTAGGTGGAGATGAAGCGGATTATGATGTATTTCTCTCACTGTTAGGTCAGGGATTTGATGTAGAGATTATCCCTCATATTGGAAATAACAACGATATTGATAAGTATAATGGAGCTAAGGTAGTTAATGCTTCCCTGCCGCTAAGAGAACGTAACAAAAAGATGATTGATGAATGTGGTATCTTAGTAGGTATTCCACAAACATTCAATGAGTTTGAAGATAGTCCCGCCTGGAAAACAATCCGCTACGCAATCGGTAATGATAAGGAAGTTTATATCGTTTCTCCAAATGGGTATGCTTGGGGATTGGAGTAAGCCATGCCAGAAATCCCTGGTTTTGTATCAACCATTGAGTATCTAAAGACATTGCATAAATCAAAGAATGATGATTACTCTGGAGATAAAGGAGCCTTCTTTAACTTTGAATTCTGTGACATTGTAGCAAGCCTGTTTCAGAACACTAGAGATAAGGTATATGCTACCTTTCTAGCAGTTAAGCTGGCCCGGTTAGCGGTAACACTTTCAGCAAAGAAGGTTAATCACGAGTCAATAGAAGATACCTTTAATGACCTGATTAACTACTCTGTTATCTGGAAATGTGACTACATAGAAAGGAATAAGAAACCAATACATCTTCTGGTAGAAGAAGCTACTATTAGGGAGAGCAAACCAAAATGACCTGTTATATATGTGAGAAAGAGTTAGAAGGAAAAGACCTAGCTATTAATATGACAGTGCAGGGACAATCTACTTTTGGATTCTTTAGGGTAGATATAGTTCAGCATTATGTGTGTGGATTAGACCTATATCTTAGCAATCTAGTCAATGCACCTAATATTGTAGACCATGATAAGGCTAGGATAGAAGA